GAACTTCTTCATTCTTCCGGGTAATTTTGGTTTTTTCATCCCGCACATCCCGGCGTTCAATAATGGTGCAAACACCTGAATAAGTGCTTTCAATCGCTTTCCTTGCCGCTTTTTGTGCGGCGGTCAGCTTCACCACCTGATTTTCCGGTAACACGAAAATTCATCCCTTCCGTAAGTCAGAAGATAGTTCAAGAAAGCGTTCAACCTCTGTTCAGCGGTCAAACTTCCTTCCCCGGTTGCAAATACGGTGTTGGTGTCGCCTGTCTGTATCTGCTTTACCGCCATATCTAAATCAAGCCCTGCAATGCTATCCGGCGAAAAGGTTTTCTTTGCCGTTAAGAATTCGCCTACTGCCATATCAACAGCGATATTCACCAAGCCATCAGGTATAGAAGGCGTGTTGCAATCGTTCTTTATGGTGTTTTCCACCTTCTGAATTGAAAAGGTAAGGGCAAATTCATCCCCTTCCTGCAACTCATACCCAAACGATTTCAACCGTTCCTTTACCATTTCAAGCATTGGGATCACCGCCCTTCAATTAGCCTTTGGAAACGATCTTACAAAGGGCAATCGCCTTGTGGGGGATAGCCTTTGTTTCATCATTGATAATGTTCCAGTTCGCCCCGTTTTTCAGGTCAGCATTGGAAGCGGAAGCTGTTACACTTGCGGGCTTCTCAAAGCTGATACCATCCACGCCGCAAATATAGCGGTCACGCACATAAAGCGTATCCTGCCCGCCGTTGGTTTTCGCATCACGGCTCATTTCATACGGCACGGAATCCCCAATATCATCAAGAACAATCGAACCTTCACCCAACACATAGGTTGTGTAAACGGGTTCGGAAGCTGTCGCTTCATAGTAGTTCCCGATATTGGCAACATCAGGGGTTTCAACAGGGGTGTAAACATAGTTTCCGCTGCTGCCGCTGCGGGTGTAATAGGTCTTTGCCGGATCAATCGCTGTGTCAGTAGTCTTTGCGGCTGCTGTCACAATTTCCGAAACAGGCATACCGTCATCAATAAGTACGGTTCGCCCGTTCCATGTGGCAAGGGCAAGATCACGCTGCACCCCGTCAGCATCCGTATAGGTCAGATATTTCAACAGGCGAAGGTTTTCAAGGTTGGTTGCAACCTCGCTGTGCATAATCGCCAGCTTGAAAATGTTCTTGTTATCGCCGCAAGCCTTCTGAATAGCCTTGTTCAGCGTGGAAGCACCCACCTTTGCATCATCACCGGAATTGCCGGAAATATCATACACATGGGCTTTCAGGAAGTCAGCCGCCGCCTTTGCCGCAACGCTCGTTCCATCCGTTTTCATGCTGAAAACGCCTTCAAGAATGGCAAGCAACATTGCCTGTTTCACTTCCATCTTGTAATCGCTGATCTGTGCGGCAACATTGTCCATGAAGTCAACACCCGCCGTAATGTTCTTGCTGAAGCTGCGTTCAGTCCAAGAATCCATACGGGAAGCCACCACAAAGCCCTGTTCATAGGTTGTGGTGTTGGTTGCGGTAATATCGGTGTTACCGTCATTGTTCTGCGAAGTGCCGCCGCTGATACGCCCAAAGTACGGCACACGGGAATAAAGAGAACCCGTCTGTGTAGCCAAAGCGTTTCTTGCGTTCTCATTGCTGCCAACCGCACCCGATTTTGCAAGTTCGGTTTTGGTAGTGTTCGGAATCCGGGCTACATAATGCCCGAAAGCCTGTGGATTGAATGTTTTAGAATCAAACTTTGCCATTGTTTAATCACCTTTCTTCTTAATCAATTTTTGCATCCGGGTTTGCCGCCATGTAAGCCGCAAGTTCCGAATAGGTCATTTTGGAAGTGTCAACTTCCGTTCCCGGCTTCACTTCACCGGAAGCCCCCGGCTGGAAGCCTTTGAAGGTCTGCTGTTTCTGCTGCTTTTCTGCGAACAGATAACCTTCTGTTTTCTGAACCTCTTTCAACTGTTCATCAAGCCCGGTCAGCTTGCCATCATCACCAAGTTTAATTTTGGTGGTGTCAATGAAGGGCTTGACCGCCTTCACATTCTTTGCACCCGCCGCTGTCAGGGCGGTATCAATGGCGTTATCCAGTTTAAGCTGTTTCAGTTCGGCTTCATGGGCTTTCTGCTGTTCGGCGTTCTGCTGCTGCAAGGTTTCAATCTGCTTTTTCAGTTCGGCATTGTCGCCGCTGGATTTCTTCAAATCTTCAAGCTGTTTATCTCTGTCAGCAACAGACTGTTTCAAGGTCTTGTTTTCCTCGTTTACCTCGTTGAACCTTGTCTTTGTGACAAAGTTTCCATCAAGGGAATCCATAACCTTCTTTGCCTGATCCTCTGTCAAGCCCATTGCAATCAAATCTTCTTTTTTCATGTTGTTTACCTACCTTTCAAAATTTCCGTTTTTTACCGTGGGTTACGAACCACGCATTTTGACCTTGTTCTTTACCGTCTGCAACGCTTAAAAGACGAAATCGCTATTTAACCCATAGCTGGAAGATAGGCGGATCACCTTCTTTCTGAAAAAGGGCATGAAAAAACCACCTTTGAAAGTTAATCTTCAAAAGTGGTTTGTTTTCATTTTTGCTTTTCTTTCTCGTAGAACTCACACATTGCACCTTCATAAATTACTTCATCAGGTTTACCGTGTGTGTCGTTTGCACCGTAGATTTTGCAATAGCGGGTTTGTGGTTGTCGCCCAATGGGTTCTATCACATCACAAAACATACAAGTATCACACCATTTATGCGTTGTGATTCTCCCGCCCCCTGAAATGGGTTGGTGTAAATTATTTTCCTTTTGCTCTGCCATTTGCATCACCTACTTTCCTACATAATCAGCCATTTCTTCAACAAATTCATAGCCTTGTTCCGGGTGTACTTCAACATCAATGAAAATTGTGCCACCCGTTTTTTCAATTTTGGTTATCGTATAGGAAGCACCCCTTTGAATAATCATTTCTGATTCATAACCAAAGGTTGATTGTGAAGAAATACCATCCCACGATTTACCGCCGCCGTTACCGAAAGCGGAAAAGGGTTCTGCATACATCATTTGCGTACCCTTTGGGGCGTATATATTCATAATCACATTGCCGCTGAACCCTTTGCCCTTTGCAACGCCTGTTGAAGTGAAAGAATATATTCTTCCATCCCGCCCAAGAAATTGTTGAAGCTGTTCTTGTGTCATTCGCCCAAGTGTACCATTCGGAAGGTGCAAAAAACTTTCAATCGCTTCCGTACCACACCCACGCTGCAACCACACATCAAAGTCATAGCTGGATTGGCTGATTATTTCAGTCATATCTTTAATTTCTTTGAACGCACCTTCATAGTTCAGATCAACCTTCCCAACGCCTTTATTATTGTATTGCCCCCACCCGCCTTGAAAGCCGGAAAGGGGGCGGTTGAACTTACCTGAACCGGAAGTGTAATCATAAATTGCACGGCGTTCAGCTTGTTTTGCCGCTTTCCATACCTCGCCGCATTTATCACGCAACAAGGCATCCGCTTCTTTGGTGCTTTTCGCCCACATTGCCGCATCCTTGCGGGCTTGCGAAAAAGCATCATCTATCGCTGTATCTATTATACCACTTTTTTCAACATTTTTCAAATCGGATTGAACTTTTGCAATTTCCTGTTCAATCTTCTTTAACTGCTGCTGAATATCGTGGTAGCTGCTGCCTTCCGCATCCAATTCTTCAAGCTGCTTGTAAAAATCCTGATATTTCTTCATCAGGTCAGGATCGGTTTCAGTAATGAACTTGCCTTCATAGTATTGCTTTTTCCCGGCAATGTTCAACCCTTTCCAATCGGCGGTTGTTACATCCTTACCGTACCAAATCCCTGAATAGGTCTTTATCTCGAAATCGTCAAGCTGCTGTTGAATAGCGGCTTTTTCGGCTTCAAGTTCAAGCTGCTTCTTTGCAAGGGCTTTCTTCTGTTCAGCCTTCAACTTTTCATTCAGCTTTTCTTGCCACTCTGCTTTTTGGGCTTCAATGGCTTCTGCCTGTGAATGAAGGTCTTTCAGCTTTACCAAATCGTCACCATCTGCCAGCCCGTCAAGGCTTCCGAAATCCTTAATTGCTTCTTCATAAGTCCAGCCCCCGGAAACAACCTTGAATTGTATTCCCAAATCTTCAAGCTGAACATCCGCTTCTGCAATTTTGGCTTGCAGCTTCTTCTTTGTCAGATATTCCTTTTTCGGGGGCGGGGTGGGTTCAGGCTCTTTGTGGTGTTTGTAATGAAGGGTTGAACCATCATCCACCACATCAAAGCCGGATTTATCGCCACCGTCAACAAAGGTTTCCTTCCAATCCTGATAGTTCATATCATCCGGGATATAGTAGGTTTTACCAGTTTCTTCATCCCTCGCCGCCCGTTCCCCAATATCCCCTAAATCTTCATCAAAATAGGGAACTGTGGTTGAACGGCAAAACACATGAAAGGGCGGGGCGGTAACTCCCGGCTGATAGTCCTTCATGGGAAAATGCTTTCCGTCAAGGCTGCGGCATATATCGGAAGTGTGGGAATCAAGGGTTGCAGCAATTTCAAACTGTTCAACACCCAATTCTTCAAAGCAATCCTTCTGTGCCGCTGAACTGAAATAGGCTTCTTCCGTCATTATCAGCCTTCCGGCGTTATATCGGGAAGTTTTCATCTTCTTTGCAAGTGAATCAATCGCCTTTTGCGGATCAGCACCCAACATGATATTTTGGGTAAGTTCCCCGTGAACCTCTGAAATCAGCTTTTGCTTATTACCCCAAATCCTTTCAGAAAAGTTCTTCCCATCTACCGCCCACGGTTTAGCAAGCACTTTTTCAATCTGCGATTGATCCAGTCCCGCAACATCCCAACCGATATTGAACCCCTTTTGAAGTTCGTATGCGGTATGATAGTAGCCGCTTTCAAACACATCACCCATTGCCCCGGTTACTGTTCCAAGCTGTTTTGAAAACATAACTTCAAGGCTTTGCTGTGTCTGAATTTTCAGGGCTTCCAGCTTTGAAATGTGGTACTTTGCAGAAGCATTTTCCAATTCCTTCATCCAGCCGCCCATTAAAGCGTTATCCTGCCCGTATTTGATATAGTCCTGAACATCCCACTTGAATTCTTTCAGGGCTGCACCTTTCAGATATTGGCGGGCTTCCGCAAGGGAAATTCCGTTGTTGTCGGCAAAACGCTGATACCAGCGGGCAATCTGCCCTTCAATCTGCTTTTGGGCTTCCTTGTACTGCCTTTCTATTTCAGCAACGGCGGCTGCACCTTGCCCGTTTTGGGCGGCTTCAAGCTGTTCAAAACGCAACTTCCAATATTCGCTATTCTGCATCAGCCCCACCGCCTTTCACAAAGCGGGGAACAATCAGGCGGTAAAACCTGCACACGGTTTTATTGTTCATTGTAACATTGAACTTTTTGAACCGTACCAGCATCAACCACGCAGAGAAAGCGAACACACGCCCTAAAACGGGGCTGTTATACTCCACTTCAAGGGTGACGGGTAAAATATCAATCTTCTTTATTTTCACCTTCTTCACCTTCCTTCTGTGGCGGCTGATTGCCGGATTGCTGCCCGAATGGGTTATACCCCTGTTCCTGCTGCCGTTCAAATTCGGCTTGTGCTTCTTCTTTCTGTTTTTTCAGGCGTTCAAGTTCCTTTTGCGGATCGTCAACCCACGGGTGCATCCCAACAATGGTTTCATCCGAAAGAATACCAACGGAAGCTGAACAATTTGCAATGGCTTCTGTTTCGTTGATAAGAATATCCCGGTTAAAAATAACCGTTACTTCCTCACCGTCAAAATCGCCTTGCCCTGTGTTTGCCAAATGAGAATTGACGAACCAAAGGATTTCTTCAAAGGCGGCTTGCAGTTCGGTTTCCATATCATTAGCATCTAAATCAATGTCAGAATACATTGATTGAATGTTCATCTGATTAGGGTTGCCGGAAAGCCTATCATCTTTGGCATCATAACCCATGCCGTTTTCAATGATTGCCTTCTTGAAAATTTCCACAATCGCCTTGTAGTTTTCGGCGTTTACATTGATTTCAAGGGTTTCAACCCCGCCTTTGGTTTCCCCGTCATACCGAACTTTAACAGCCCCGTATGTGGCAAGGTTCTTTCTGAACTCCCCTAAATTCTGCCCGTCATAGTTTTTCAGAACAAGAATTGTGTTCCGGGCATCTTCCTGCATATTGTTTTCAAAGTCCGAAAGCATAACATTGATACCATCTTGAAGGGATTTCACTTTTTTCAGAAGCGGCGTTTCTTGTTCGTTATACTTTATCGGGATCAGCGGAACTTTCGCCCAATTAAACCCTTGCACCTTGCCATCTTCACCGATAATTGAAATATGGGTTGAATCCGCTGCTTCCTGATTTACTACATCAGGCACAAGCGAACCGCCATCCAAAATGAAATTGTGTACCCCGTCAAGGTCATACACTTCAACCTTTTCAATCACAACCGGGTTTGTTCCCTCATAACCCACAACCAAATATAGCCTTACGGCAAAATCAAGTATGCTGTGTTCGTTGTCCTGCCAAAAGGGAAGCACTTCATACCCCGGGAACATACGGAAGGAAAATTCCCCGGCTTCATTGTAATAGGGATATAACCACGCTATACCGCTATTCAATGCCGCCTTCCCGGTGTTTTTCAGGGTTTTCATAAACCGCTTATTGAAAATCTGCTTCAAAAGTTCAATGTACTGTTCATTCTCACCTTCAAGGGCGAAAGGTTGCCCCAACAGGTAATTTGCCTTTTGGTTTACCAGCTTCCCATACTGATTATCAATAATGCGGTTATTCGGAAGGTTTTCAACTTCTTCCAGCTTGCCATCTTCCCCGATCATGGTTCTTTTGCGGGTTAAAATATCGTGTTCATTGTCAAAGTACAAATGCCCCTTTATCTGCATGATCCGCTGCGGGCTATTCTTCCACTTTGCAATCTCTTTTTCAAGAAATTGTTTATCGTGCATCTTCCCATGAACGCCTTGCAACGCCCAATTTGAAACACGCAACGCCATATTGCCGATAAAATCCAACACTTTATTTCACCCCCTTTTCATAGCAAGCTGCCATTATTTTATTTGCTGTCATATAGATTTCATCCAAATGCGAACCCATAAAATCACACACGGGTTCTTCCGTCTTTTCATTGGCTACAAGGTGAACCCCAAAGCTGAAAACGAAGGCGTGAACTAATTCGTGAATCACCGTCTGCCGGAACAATTCTTTGGATAAGCTGCAATCAAGGAAAATTTGCAAATCCTTGAAGTAGGTAACGCCCAAACATTCATCATTCCGAACCTTCAATTTTTCATTATCCCTCTGAACACTTTGAACTTCCCATATAAGCCCGTTAGCCTTAAATTTCACCTTGTTCACCACCTTTCACATTGCACCATAAAAGCAAAAGCCCGAAAACACGGGGTTTTCAAGGCTCTTTGTTACTAATTCGCTATTTTTAGTCAAAGCTGAACGCATCCGGCAATAGAATTTTCGTTACACCATACCGCATAGAATCCATACCGTGTGAAAATTCGTGATCCGGCTTGTCGGTCAGCTTCCCATCTTTATCTTTGCCCCAACAGTAGTTTTCAATTTCCTTCTTGAACTCTACACACCGGGGATGAACCACAATCTGATAGTTCTGTATAAGCTGAATACCGTGGTTCACACTGTCCTTGCCCTTGCGGGAAGGCTCTGCTTTGATACCTTCATCTTGCAATTCCACAATACTTTTCGGCTCTGCATTATCGCAAATAACCTTCTGCCCGCCATAGCCCATTTTCTTAATCTGTTCAGCTATGATTTTGTTGGTAACGCCTGTTTGATACCATTCATCAAAAATGTATATCCGCATTGCAGCGTTATCCACCATTTCACACACAAAGGCGTTTGGATCAGTAAAGCCGAAATCAAGGTTGAACGCTGATTTTATACCGGGGATTGCCCGGATTGTGTCAATGTTGAAATCTTCACACACAACATTGGTGTAAATCAGCCCTTCCGCAATGCCCCATTCGCCTTCACCTTCTATGCGGTATCGGCGGGGGTTGTTCTTCTGCATTTTCAGGAATATGCTGCGGTCAGCTTCATCCAACCATTCATTACATTGCCAAGTGGTAGTTTTTACAAAGGTATCTTCATCAGGCGTATCAAAGAAGCGGGCTTTCAGCCAGCTTGTAGCACTCCACGGGTTGAAGGTCAGGGTTATTTGCTTGAAATACCCTTCCGGCACTTCACCACGGATTGACAAATCAAGTTTGTTGAAATCATCTTCATTGGTGATTTCATAGGCTTCTTCAATCCATACCCAACACAACACGCCCTTATCAACTGAAATAGAAGTGATTTTCAAGCCATCATCCAGCCCACGGAACAGAATCTTTTGCCCTGTGCTGCGGCGTGTTATCTGCATAGGGGAAACGGTACAATCAAAGTAACCATCAAGCCCCAAACGGTGAATCGCCCATTTCAGATCACTATACACGGAATCCCGCAAAGTGTTTGAATAGCGGCGAACACATAACCCGTTGCTTTCCGGGTATTCAAACAAACGGTGAATCATGTTCAAAGCGGTTGTTTTGCTTTTCTTTGAACCACGGCTACCCTTACAAACCCGGTATCTTTTGCGGGTGTTCCAAAAATCGGCGTAATGCCTACCAACGGTTTCTTGCAATGATACTTTCACGCAATCACCGCCTATTCTGTCAGGTCATTCACAATAACCACGGGTTCAAGGTCAACATTTACATTGTCTTTGAACATTCCGTACCGCTTGCCGATTAGTTCAGCCGCCTTGATCCGTTCCTTTGCAGAAACATCAATATCAGCTATCTTTTGCACACCTTCACCTATAAGCTGCAAGGTCTGTTCCGTATGTTCCCCCCGCATAACAGCGGTAAGGTATTCAAGAACTTCCTGTGCATCAGCGGTCTTTTCGTTGTGAATCCGTTCAAGCTGCTGTTCAATATAGGTTTTCAGTTCAGGTTTTTTCAGGTTTTCTTCCCCTATGCTATAAGCTGTCTTTGGGGAATATCCTGCCCGGATTGCCGCCTGTGTAGCGTTACAATCAATCAGGTATTCATCACAAAACTTCTTTTGCCTTGCGTTCATAAACGGCAACCCCCTTTCAGTCAGGTTTTCTTCCTATGCCCCGTTACAGTGGGGCGAACTGCTTTTTTCAGTCCTTACTAAAGCAAAGGCTTTCTGTAAAAATAATTTTCCCGGTGGGTAGGAGTTCACCGACCTTGCCCGAAATCGGCTATGAGTACCCCACCGGGAAAATAAGAAAATCAGCAAGTTTCCCTTGCTGATTTCTCATTCTATATTGTATCACGCCCCTTGTATAATATGATATAGGAAACACATCACTTTTCCTCACATTTTATAGGCAATTTCAAATTCCTTCAAAGCGTACCCGTGCATATTGAGAACATACTGATATGTAAAGTTCATTTCAACAGCTATCGTTTCAAACTTCTTGAATTCAACATACCGCTTGAACAGAAGGGAAATGTAATCAGAATTCTTCAAGCCCTGAATCTGATTGATTATCTTGTGTTTCTCGTCAACAAATCTATCAATTTCAGCATTGATTTCTGCTTCAAGGTCAATAATTCTGCATATTGGCTTCACAAACGGGGCATCCCCGGAAGGGCTTGATTGCACCCGTTCTTTGGAATAATCAAACCCGCCGCCGCTTTGTGCTTGAAGCCGCAAATCGTGAACTTCCTTGATTTTCTGATTGATAACGGTATCTAACCGCTGCAACTGCTGCAAATATTCTTTCGCTTTCATAGGCTAAATCCTTTCTTCATCTTGAATGTGTAACTTGAATGAATGAAAAACCCTTTATTCATGCGGATTAGAAAAATGTTTTTTATACGGTCATTCAACTTCAACTTGTCATTTTCTCTATATTTATTTTTAGCGAAACACTGTGAAATCATAGTGTAAAAGTTCTTGTTTATAAAGAAATCAAAATCAACTTGAATAACTTGAATGAAATCCCGTAAACCCGCATAACATCAAGTGTTTTCATCCTTCAAGTTCCAACAACCACAACTTGAATATATCTTGAATGGCAACTTGAATTTTGAAAGTTAATTTTCAATAATCAGCTCTGCACACAAGGCTTTTATCCAATCACGGCGGGGAATCTGTGCAATCCATTCATCAGGAATACCGCTTTCACCACCACAACCGTAATATATCCCGGCAAGCCCGCCAGCAACCGCCGCTATTGTGTCAGTATCTTCACCCAAATTCACGGCTGCAAGCACACAATCCCGGTAACTGTCTGTGTTCAGGAAGCACCAAAGGGCTGCTTCCAGCGTGTCAACCACATAGCCGGAACTTTTGATTTCATCCCGCTTCAATTGCTGAATGTTTGGAAGGCGGGTGTAATCAATCAGCATTGAAATATTTTCAATCTGTTCCTGAAATCGCTGAATCCCATATAAAACGGCTTCTTTCTTTGGAACGCCGTTCATCAGGTTTTCAACGACTGCCATATACACCACACAACCGAAATCTGAAATGAAGTGGGCGTGTGTAAGGTGTGCCACGCTCAACAGTTCGCTTTGCTTTTCGGTATAGTCCGGCAACATAGCAACAGGAAGAATACGCATCAAAGCCCCGTTCCCGTTATCCATACGGGTTTTGCCGCCGCACTTTGCGGGTTCTTTGCCGTTGGCATAGCGGGAAATCGCCCGCCTTGTTCCACCGCCCATATCAAACACTTTGCCGTAAGGGGTGAACATTCCATCATCCAGCCAATAGAAAAAGTTCTGCATAATATCAGCCGGATCAATCTTCCCCAATTTCACCATACTATCAAGGGTTGCAAGTGTCAGGCTGCTATCATCCGACCATGTACCGGGCGGCTGGTTATATGTTCCGTACCCCGTCATATCGGTTACGGTGTAGGTATCACGCTTTTTGAATTCCACCGGAACACCCAAAGCATCACCGACCACAAGCCCCATAATTCCGTTATAAATTTTGTTCATTGCTGCACCTTCTTTCTTGCGTTAATAATTGCTTTTGCACCCTTTGTTGAAATCCCATAAATATTACATAGTTGTTTTTCTGTGTAAAAGTATAGAATATCGTAAACATCTTTGTTATATCCGGGTGCATGAGTATTTAACGCTTTTTGTACTTTCGGTGGTAACATCCAAAATATTCTTAATATCTTTTCTACCATAACTGCACCTTTCTTTCTCTAAACGCTTAAAATGCGGGCTGCTACCATATCGGCGGTATGAGTGTAAAGTACATTGGGATAGCGTGTTACTGCCCGCCCGTAACTGTTCCAATTCTCTTTATCATCAAAAGCCCCCATGTGCCACCTGATACAAAACATTTCTTCTTCCGTAAGGTGAATGTGCTGTTGCAGCATCATCACCGATTTATCACCATGCCCCGGAAGAAGGGTTGCATTGTTATATTCCCACGCTTCATTGTCTGTTCGCTGGTAATTATCCAGCTTGCATAAATCGTGAAACATTCCCACAATGTAAGGGCTGCTTTCGTTCCCCCACAATAATTCAAGGCGTTCTGTGAAGGAAAGAAGCGTTTTGGTTACTGCAAAGGAATGATCGAACAACGCCCCCGAATATGCCCCGTGGTGGTGAATGGAAGCCGGGGCTGTGAAGAAGCTGTTTTCAATCAGCCATTGCTTGAATTCTTCCGGCACATAGTTTTTCATCAGCTTTGAAAACTGTTCAATTCTATCCTGTTCGGTAAAATTATTCATTATCTGAACTCCCTTCCTGTTTTCGTGTCTTTGATTTTTACCCGTTCAATCAGTTCAAAACCAGCTAAACGAATAATGAACTTCAAAATTTTTATCAGTTCAGAAGCCCGCCTTTCGGTTTCGCTTTCCTCTCTGATTATGTTCTTTGTTCCGGCGTAAGCCGTTGGATCAGCATACCCTTCACTGTTGTAATATGGATTGTTATTCATAGATACCTTCTTTCCCTTCAATTTCATCAAGCCGCCTGCAAGTAATATCAAAGTATTCTTCATTGATTTCATAGCCGATATAGTGTCTATGATTTAATACAGCCGCAACCGCCGTTGTTCCACTTCCTAAAAACGGATCAAGTACAACATCCCCTTTCTTTGAACTATTACGAATCAAAGTTTCAATAATGTTCAAAGGCTTTATTGTTGGATGTCCGTATTGCTTTTTGTCTTTGGCATTTATAGGTTGGTAAAATACTGTCTTTGCTTCTGTGTAGTTTTCCGGGTTACAATAGCCTGATTTCCTGAAATACAAGCAATATTCTTTGTCTGTTAAATATTTATTGTTAAACAGGGGCATCGCATTTGTTTTGTTCCATATCAGAATATCAAATGCACATCCTAAGCCCTTTACGAAGTAATCAATATACATTGGAATTTGCTTGTGATTACACCAAATGTAAATATTGATATTCTTCATAACACGAACGATTTCATCAAGAATTGCTGCGTTGAATCCGGCTGTAAGGTTGCTATCCTGAATCTGATTATTCATATTCTGAATTGATTTTGCTAATTTACTTTTCCCGCCAGCCTTTGTATTTTCAATCAGATACGGGGGATCTGTAACAACCAAATCAACGCATTTATCAGGAAGGGCTTTCAACCCTGAAAGGCAATCTTCACAATACACGGTATCGGTTTCAACTCTCTCTCTGCTGTGTTCATTCAAAATGTTCACCTCTTTCAACTGTCTGCCCGAACAAATATCCGGTGCTTCTTTTTGTTCAGCCATTTATCAACAATCTTCATGTTCAAAATGCGGTTCACTTGCTTTGAAAATTCAATGTTACTCATAGGCTGCAAGCTGTTAGCAAGGCAATATTCCTGATACCGCTTGTAAACCTTGTTTGTGGGTTCGTTCTCAATCTGAAAATCTTCATCTTCACATTCTTTGAAGAAGCCCAAAATTGGGTTGTTGTTTTCCTCGTATTCATCCATTGCCTTTTGAACCTTTGAAGAAGCTGTGAACTGCCTGTTGGTAAGCACCCGCTTCAATCCTGCAATTCCCAAATTTATCAGGTATTCCATAACTTCATCCGTTTTCAGCAAGTGCTTTATATACGGGTTGAAATCAGGATCAGCGGCGGTAAACCGTGCATCAAAAGGAATGATTGTCAATCGCCGCTGCACCGCCCCCGTTTTATCCTTGATACGGGGAATGTTGTTTGCCGAAAATAACAGCTTTGAATAATTGTTGAACTCAAACGGATTTTGCCCTTTGCGTTCTGCTGATACCCTTTCACCCGTTACTAATTTTTTGAAAATTGCCGGGTTTGCAATGAATTCATCCCCTATATCATCACCGATATTTGCCAGCTTGCCGAACATTTCAGCGGTTTTGAACCTATCACCCAATTCTTTCAGGTCAAGGGAAGCAATGTTTTCTTCCCCTAACAAGGTTTGAACCATTGAAAGAAATGTGCTTTTTCCGTTGGATTTATCCCCGGTCAGAATGAAGGCTTTGCCTAATTCATTTCTGCGATAGAAACAATATCCAATGGCTTCTTCAAGCAACGCCCTGATAGCCGGATCACCACAAGCGATTTTGTCAAGGGTTTTATCTGCCAATTCAGAATAGGCTTCCGGGTTGTAATCCCACCTGATTTTGTTTGTGATAATGTGTTCCGGGGTGAACTCCACAAAGGAATCATCCACTATGTTATATAGCCCGTTTGCAAAGGCTATCAGGTTTGCATCTTCCGCTTTTGTGTTTTCCCTGATAAGAATATCAAGGTATGCAAGAACTTCCGTTCTTTTCGCCCTGTTCAACTGTGGTATGTGCTTTATCATTTCAGCTTCAATTTCTGCAAGCCCGGAAATGTAAATCCCGTTTTTGTAGATATGTAGCTGATTGTTGATCTTGATAATGTGGTGATTGTTCTTCAAGAAGGTTGCGAACTTGTCAAACAAGAAGGTTGAACCCATGAAGAAAACAGGCTTTTTGAAAGCATCATCACGAAGGATTGTTTCAATTTCATCATCCGCAAGCGGAACTTTCAGCACAAATTTATTGATTATCCTGATTGTTTCCCTTGCTTCTTCAACGCTGAAATCATTGCTTTGCAAGGTCAGAATATAGTTAAACAGGCTTTGGTTTCTTCCATCCCCGGCTTCCATGTTCAGGAACTCCATATTTGATTTCACGGGGAAAAGCCAGCGGGGAAGGGGCTGTGCTTCCTCATTTTCTGCGGTATCATAAAGGATTTCCCTTTGTTTCCCGTTGTGTTTCAGCACTTCATAAGAATTTCTTGTGCCGATTTTAATATCAGCGGTCAAACCTATTGCCAGTTTGCAGCCTGTTTTGTTGGTTGGTACTCCGCTGTTCTTGAATAGGAAATGCTTTCCCCGGCTGGTTTTATAAACCCGGCAAGTCAAAGCGTATTCCTTTACTACTTTGAACAGTATTTCAGAAGTTTCAGAATCATCAATATCAATCAGAATAGTTTCCGTTGCCAAAATTCCAGCGTATTCCGGCAATGACTGAACCTGTTCAAAGGTTTTGAAATCCGTTCTGCCCTTGAATTTCTCTATGCACTTCTTATTCTTTGTTTCAACAAAACCTTTGAAGAACAATTCTAATCACCGCCTTACATGAAATATTTGCAACAAAATTCTTCCGGTTCAATGATTTCTGCCGCTTCCTCTGCTCTTTCATCAACCGCATTTTGTAATGCTGTGGTAACAGCTTCATCAATGGTTTCCACCCAATCAATTTTTGCTGCTTCCAATTCTTCAAAGAAGGCTTGCATGAATTCCTTTGCCTTCTTTTTTGAAAGTGAACTTTCAAGATTGCTTTTCAGTTCAGAAAACGCTTTTTCTATAAACCCTTCTTTTATGGCTTCACTGATAACGCCTTCTTCTGCCAAATATACAATATCCGTTTCGCTGCCGTTCCTGAATGTTTTACCGTGCAAGCACTTCCCATTCTTGAACCAATGGCACCAACGGCAAGTTTTATAAAAATCGTTCATTACATCACCCCGAAATCTGCTAATCTTTTATTTGCAAAATCAATGTACCATTGCCGATCCAACTTATCAGGTACGGAAACACCCTTCACATCATCATTGAAAATAAAACAATGTGCCGGGGAATTTGTCAGTTTTGCGGCTGTTTTTCTTGTGGCATGAACCTTTTTCACCCCCGGATCGGAAGGGTTCTTTGAAGCAAACACTCTGATACACTTTTCTTTAATAGGCGTATCGCCGTAAAGAATGTGTGTGTATTTGCTGCTTATCCTTGAAACAAGCTGGAATTCCCGCAAATCTTGACATTCTAAAACCGTTCTTTCAACCGGAATACCCTTTATCATGTAGTCAACCAACGCCTTATTGATAATGGGTAAATCATAGCTTAAATCATTCAGCTTCATCACATAGCCGCCCTTTGCTTTTACTGCTCCGGTGTGCCTATCAATCAGCAAATAATTGTTCACATCCTTTTGGTATATCGTGCCTATGAAGGTATCGAAATCCATTTTCATTCCGGTTCGCTGTTCCCACTCATAAACAATATCATCCAAAATATCAAAGTCACGCTCATAATCATTCAGCTTTACAATGATACCATCAGTATTGTTTTGAATAAGTTCACAATACGGTTCAATGTGTTCAACCAAATCCAGCAAAAGCAACTGCCCGTTTATGCAAATGCTGTTGTTGCTCATAGGATCATACAATGCAGAAGATTTCTGCTTCATCTGCCCGGAAATGGCGTTATCCATAATCTTAAATGGTTGTCGGGCTTTCTTGTCGCCTTTCCGCTTGAACTCAATGTTGCTATCGTGGATAAACTCGAAGTTTTCCGGGTGATCCATTACCCTATACCCAAAATGATATTTCTTTTGAAGGGAAGGGTAATATGCGGTCACATCAATAATCAGGAACACCCCGGAAGAAGAATATTTCAGCCTTGCCCCGTGACCGCCGCCCCATGCAAAGGTGTGTTCAACCCCCGCCACAATCTGTTTATCCTGTTTTTTGGTGTAATCGTGGTTTGCCGGGTTTGCGTACCAATCCGCAATGTGACGGTACTTTTTCAGTTCCAAGCAATCAAGGATTGGGAAGCTGAATTCATCATTGAAATCTGCCCCCTTCCTGTTACCGCCTAAAATTTCAGCGGCAAGTTGGGCTTTCGTCTTTGATATGGAATCCATGCTTAAACCGAAGTGTTTAATGAAGTACATCATGGTATTAAATTCTTCTGTCCGTTTCAGGAAAACTTGTATTGTCTGTTCAACATCATGCTTGCAATATCTCACGGTTTCAGCAATTTCTTCTTCCGTCAATTTGCGGTCAATGTTGAATGGAACAGAAGTTTCTTTTATGTTGTTCCCCATGAAGCCCTCAAAGGATTTCAAGCCTACATCAGTATTAAGCATCACATCATAATTCCAAAGGGGAAAGTTCCTGAAAAGGCTGCTGAATTTCCAGCCGGGATTTCCCTTCACAATGATATAATCGTTTACCTTTTTAGGATCGAACCCGCAAAGGATAGCTTTCAAAATGTACTGATCGTAGTGGCGGCTGTTAAAACCACACCATATTTCTTTCATATTCGCCTTATATAAGGCTTCAAGCTGTTCCGGCGAATTGATTATTACATGGGTTTTCTTTGCGGTCATATCCATAACCACCACAAGCCAATCATAGGCGAAAACCTCAAAATCATAGAAAAGCACTTGCTTCACTCCTTTCTGTATTTTGAACGGGGTTGCCACCGTTCCCCCGCATTACCGGGGCATTGCTGCCCCGTGGCTCTGCGTTTAATCTTCCAGCACATAGACTTCTTCAATAGCAAAGGCGTTATAACCCTTGTTGTCGTAGTAACGCACCTTGTATTCAAAGTTGTTGTCAATGGCTTCCGCAATATCCATAATCATATTGCCGTACTGATTGTAGGTCTTGAACTGAACATCAATCGGTTCAGCCATTTCCGCAACCAACGCCCGCATGAACTCATTGGCAATGTGAAGCTGGAAGCCCTGTGTTACCACCTGATTCATAAAGATCAGGCTGTTCTTATACTCGCCTTCCACAATCTTCATCCAGCAAGTAACCATCGGATCGCCCTTCTTGCTCTTGACAAGCTCCAACTTTGTTACTGCGACCTCGTAAGTATCATGCGGAACTTCACGCCGCCCGCCGTTTTCGGCTGCTTCCTCAACATCCTTTGCAAGCCCTTCCGTGTCAATCGCCTTGTCGAATTCATCCCAAATGTTAGCCATGATTTTTCACCTTTTTAACCTTTCTGTTTTTAGTTTCTTTTTGCGGTCAAGATACCCTTAACCAATTCAAAAGCCTGTTCCTGCGTGAACCCGGCTTCCACATAGGCATCATAAAGCTGTTTTGCCGTGGAAGCGGATTTCTTTGCCGCTGCTGCCGGATCAATGTTGAAGGGATTTTCCGGCTTATTGCCCTTCTTCATTTCCTGCTGCTGTCTGAACGCCGCCGCAATAACGGCGTTCATCAGTTCATCAGGAATACCAAACGGATTGTTCATTGTCTGCACCTGTCCTTTCTTTACTCTCTTGCTTTACGCTTACGGCGGGGCTTTTCTTCCTCTGCCGGGGCTTCCGGGGGATTCATTGCACCTTCAACGGGGGCTTCCTCTGCCGGGATAGAATCATCCGTTTCACCGCCGCCCGGTGTCCATGTTCCGGCTTCCTTTTCGGGGTGCTGTTCTGCCGCCGTTTCAGGGGCTTTCTGCGGGGTTTCCTGTTCAGGGGTATCATTTACCGCCTGTTCCCCTTTGGGGCTGTCCTGCGGCTTATCTGCGGTTGTGGCGGGGGTTTCCGTTCTCTTTCTTCCGGTTCTTCCAGCTTTCGCCGGGGTAGTAGCTGCGGGTGTCACCGCTGCACCGGAAGCGGCGTTTTTGTTCGCTTCATCATACACGGCAAACAGGGCATCCACATCAAGGGGAATATCCTTTGCGTTCACCTTCAAACGCCCGCCGCCGAAAATCACTTCATTGCTTTTGAAGCTGAAAGTTCGGGCATCACCATCCGCAACAATGCGGGCAACCACATCCACCATTCCGGCAACCTTATTTGCAACCTTTTCCTGCAAGTTCGGTTTGATAGCCGTGATCTTATCGCCGCCCTTGCGTGTAATATCCTTGCTTGTGTCCTCGTGGGAAATCAGGATAATATTTTCATAGTCAAGGTTCATCAGGCGTTTCAGCGTGTTCAGGAATTCGCCCCGCACCTTATCCCACGCACGGAAGGAATCATCCGATTCATGGGTAATACCCATCTGCTGATACATATAAAGGCGGCAATGCTCATACAAATCTTCCAACAGGTCAACAATGATTGTTCGGAAGCTGTTTTCCTTCTTTTCCAGTTCGGAAATTGTGTCCTTGAACAACTCCCAAGCAAGCGTTCTTTTCGTCTGCCGCCCCTCAACCTTCACTTCATCCTTAATGCGGATATACGGGGCATCAACGAACTTGATATTGCCATCCGTATTCAGCATAAGGGGATCGGGGAAGGCGTTTGCAAAGGTGGTTTTCCCACAAAACGGCACGCCGTAAATCCAAAGCACACGCTTTTCAACAGCTTCAATGTTCCTTCTCTTGTTTTCAGGTAATTTCATAAAATAATTCCATCCTTTCTCGCAATACTCTTGAAATTCACAATACCTACATAGGTAACTTTTTTCTTGCGGGAACTCTGTTTCCTCATTCACCGCTTTTATTCCAAACAAGAATTCAATCACTTTTTCAATGTTGAACTCTATTTGAACAACTTTGACTTCCACCCCGGACAACGCTTCTTTCAGCCGTTGCCTGAATTCAAGTAGGGTTTCTGTCTTTTTCTGCCGGATTGTTACTTTGGGAATGAACACAAAGAACATATTCCGAATTTTCTTTCCGGGGTTGTTCTTCTCGAAGAAATACTTGTATTCGTGAAGCTGCCCCGATTGTTTGTAGCCCGAAACATTGTTTGAATACTTGAAATCGTAAAGATCATAAGTATCAGGAAGTTCAACACCCCGTTCAAAGACTGTTGCCGGAACAAGGTAATCAATGAACCCGTGGAAATCATCATCCTTGATTTCAACTTCAAATTTGCCACCGGGCGGGATTGCCGTTTTTGCAAGCGGGATCACCGTTTCAAACTTGATTATCTCGTTTATGTGTTCATCCGTGATAATCGGGAAGCTGAAACAATATTCCCTGATTGCTTCTTCAAGGCTTTTTTCAATCCCGGTATGAACCGCTTGCCCCAAAATTAAAGGGTTGTCAGGTTCGGTTGCCGGAATAGTGGTTATTCCTTCAAGATAACGCATTTTGAACTTTCGCTTGCATCTTTCAAAGCAATCAACGCTGCTGTGTGAATACCGCAATTTATCACCCCTTTCAAAAGTTCCTTGAACTGTTCAAACCCTTCCGGGTAAAGGAACACCCCAATTCCCCCTGATTTATTGATCCGGCTGATATTCAGCTTTTGCAATTCGGAAGGTCTGCCATTGGAAGCCTTTACTTCCACCGCAACCATCACCCCATTCACGCAAGCCAAAATGTCAGGTATGCCGGATTTCTGAAAGCCGCCGCCCCAAATTTTGGTGTACCATCCCACCATAGGGGCGTTCATTCGGTCTGTGGGATAGCCCGCCGGATATATACCCACCGAATGAAAATGTTTTTTGATCTGCCCTTCAAACAGCTTTTCTTCTGCCATCTATTCACCGCCTTCCCCGTAATGTTCAAATGTGCTAATCTGAACCATTGCAGAAAAGATTGTTGAAAAGTGCTGCATAGCGTTGTCACGGTCAACATTATGCTTGTCAGCAATAGCAAGCACCTTTTCAATTACACCGTTTACAACTTCCGAAAAATCATCCATATAAGCGGCGTGTTCCTGTTCATTCAGGAAGTTTTGCTTGTCTGTCATAACACGCACCTTCTTTCTTCAAATTTCTAACGAAAAATTCAGTTCCGCTTTGGGAAGCCTTCACATGGCAAATGTGGTGTTTGCAAGCTGTTTTCCGGCAAGGTTGGTGTTTCCGGTTTGACTGCGAACAAACCACTTCACCATGTTCAGAAGTTCCCCTTGTGTCGAAGTAACCGCCCATCACTTCACCGTGATTTTGACGGAAGCGGAAACATTGCTTGTTTTGGAATACTTTGCAGCAACATCCGGCAAATCTTTCTTCAATTTTGTGCTGTCAATGGTGGTTCGGGTTGTGGCTGCAACATAGGTGAACTTCACATCCTCATTTTCAAAGGATTTCACCCCGTACTTTTCCATTGCCGCCATAAGCTGAACCCGCATTTCCTTTTCCTGATCCTCAATCTGCTTCTTCTGCAAGGTCAGGGTTGCAATACTCTTGATAATCGCCGCCGCTTCTGTCTGCATGGTTGCAAGGGCGGTTTCCTCGCTGAAAGCATCTTCACAATCCGGGGAAAGTTCGGTGCATACATCCTTGCAGCTTTCCCTTTCCTCGCACTCCAAACAGCAACACACCTTGCCGCAAGCGGAACTTTCCATTGCCTGTTTACACTTAATCATTGTTTGAACTCCTTTCCAATTCAGCGTTCATTTCCTGCTGAATTTGTAAAACTGATTTTGAATAGTTAATTTCAAAAATGCCTTGCCGCCATAAGTAGGAAGCACCGCCTTCACCCATGTTGTACGCCATCAGCACCTTTGCCGGGGTTTCGTACTTTTCAAACAGCTTCCGCAATATGAACATTCCCGCCCTGATATTGTCATAGGGGTTCAGGAAGTCAGCAATTTCAAGCTGTTCTTTCAGGTATTGGTGATTTACTTCATTGATCTGCATTAGCCCGTAATCGTTGGTTGCACTCACAACATCCGACCGGAAGCCGCTTTCCTGCTGGATCAACGCCATCACAAAGGTAAAATCCATTTCATAGGCTGCGGATAGGTAGAAAACAAATTCTTGCAAATCTTCATCCATAGGCACATCAAGCGGAACAAATTTCAAATCCCCCGCCCATTCACCGGGCATTTCACCTTCAAAGATTTTCCCGTCAGGCTTTCCGAAAATCAGAATTTCCTTTTTGGTTTCCGGTTCGGTTTGTTCGGGGCTGCCGCCACCTTTTGAACAGATTGCCCCAATGCCGAACCCTACAAGGGAAAAGATAATTGCCACCACTACCCATGAAATCAGAACACGCTTACCAATCGAAGCCTTCTTGATATTTCTTGAATAGTTCATCTGTGTAATCCTTTCTTAATTCCAAAGTGTGAAGAATATCTTCTTCAACTGTTCCGGGGCAAATCATAAGGTAATAGAAACAAGTCTTTTCCTGCCCGATCCTGTGAATTCGCTTCTTGCTCTGTTCAAACAGTTCACTTCTATCTGTCAGGGCGAAGTAAATAATTCTGTTTGCCTTCTGCAAATTCAGCCCCATTGCCCCCGCCTGATACTGAACAAAGGTGATTGAATCCCCGTGTTCCTCATAGGCGGCAAGGTCTTTTGTTTCCCCATTTACCACCGAAAAAGGGCGTTCCAATTCGGCAAGGGCGGCTTGCATGGTGTTCAATTCGTCATTGAAGTTATAGAACACAATCAGCCTATCTTCTGTGGATTGCACCAAATCCTTAAAGGCTGCAACCCGTTCCTTGTTTAAGTAGCTGCACATCATACGGGAATAAGTACGGTGTGAAAGTGTGGTATCGCCTATGAATTCACGCCCTTCAATGGTGATAACCGCATCCCGCATGAACTTCCGGTATTCCTTTGTTGGTTTGGAATGAACCGGGATCATCACTTGTTCGGGAAGGTCAAACACTTCTTCCGATTTCATAAAGATTGCACCGTGTTCAGCAAGTTTCTTTTTCAGGCGGTCAACATTCTTGTAACCTACCACATGGGGAATCCTGAACCCGCTGTTGTGATCTTCAATCCATTCCGTTTCAACATACTGCTTGTAAAAAAGTTCTTTGCTGATATTCCATCCAAGCAACCGAAGCTGCGACCACAATTTTTCATACTTCCCGGCTGTTGGTGTGCCGGATAGCAAAATCACATTTTCAGGCTGCATTTTCAGGATAAATTTTGACCGTTTCGCCGTTTCATTCTGAATAATGGAACTTTCATCAAGCACCAATGTAAAACCGCTTATATGGGCGAAATATGAACGCCTGAACACCAAATCATAATTGATAACGCCCACGCACTTTCCGATTGTTTCCGTGAATTCTTCAAGCTGCTTTTTGTTCGTCAGGTCAAACACGGTCAGCGGGTAATGCTCTTTGAAATGGCTGATCCAATCGTCAATTTTGGATTTTTGACAAATCAGCACAATTCTTTCAGGGAAAGAATCCGCCTTTTCGCCGCCTACAAAGGTTTTCCCTAAACCCATATCAAGGTAATATGCAACCCGATTTTTCCCGGCTGTCAGGTCAAGGGCTTTCTGTTGGTGGGGGAATAGCTGCATAAATCAGCACCCCCTTAATCTTCATCAACATCAATCCCGGTGATCTCTTTGAAAATAGCCTTGTCGAAATTCGGAATTGCTGTGATAATTGCCTTTTCACGGTCAGAAAGCCCACGCCACCAAATAACCGCACATTCGGAATTATCCAAAATTTTCAGATAGCCGCCTGTTGTTTCCGCTTCCGGGTGTGCCGCCTTTTCTTCATCCGTCATATCAGAAAGCCAAATGTATTCAAGCACATCCCCCGGAATCTGATTCAACAAATAGCGGGCTTCACTGTTCAGCCAATCTTCATAAGTCCATTCAGAAGGCTTATTGAACAGATAAATTTTCGGGCTTGTGGTGTTGAAGCATCCATTGGAAAAGCTGCACTTGTTCCAATCGCCGCTGTTCCAATCGCCGCTGTTCCGGTTGCCGCTGTTCCGGTTGCCGCTGTTCCAATCGCCGCTGTTCCAATCGCCGCTGTTCCAATCGCCGCTGTTCCGGTTGCCGCTGTTCCGGTTGCCGCTGTTCCAATCGCCGCTGTTCCAATCGCCGCTGTTCCAATCGCCGCTGTTCCGGTTGCCGCTGTTGCAAAGTCCGGTGCAACCCTTTCCCGTATTCACGATTTCAAGCAATTCAGCCCACGGGATTTCACGCACGATTTCCAGCTTGTCAGTACAACATTTATCCCCATCTTCCGCAACCGTGCCATAGGCAACCACTTCCGCAACCTTATTTTCAGGATCGAAGCGGTAATAATTGAAGCAATCAGCCGCCTTTTTACAGAAGTGCATACCTTCATCACACACGGAAGGGGTAACATCTTCTTCAAATTTGCCGGGGCAAGTGTACGCTTTGTTTCGGCAAGTCCAATCAGGATTGAACACCTTGAACCCTTTAACAACTCCTGTTTCACTCATTTTGTTTATCCTCTCTTTCTGCCATCAGGCAATTTCATTCAGGGGAACTTCAATTCCCGTGTATTCTGTGAACTTCACGGAAGAAATAAAGTAACTCCAATTTGTCAGCTTCACCGCATAGCCCCACGGGAAAACGCCATCCCTTAACCCTTGCATAACCCATTCTTTGGATTTCTTCATCAGCTTTGCCGCAAGGGTAACGGGCAAATTCACAACCCCGTCATGCTGAACCGTTGCAGCGGGTTCAAACATTTCAAAGTAGGTTTCCTGAACCCCCAACGCACGGGCAATTTCCTGTTTCCGCATTTGGGAAGGTTCGTTTTTGCCTGAAAGATATTGACTGATTGACGACCTGCCGATCCCGGTAATCTTGTGGATTTCCCCCTGTGTCAAGTCCAAATCTTCCATGAGTTTTTTCAATTTGTCTGCAAATGTCATATTCACTTCATCCTTTCTTTGTTCAGCCCTCAATCATGGGGCTTTTGTTGTACTGTTCCTGAATCCTGATCCGGTACTTCCCGGCTACTTCCTCACGGTTCAAAATCCGAAATTCGGATTTCTTATCACGCAAGGTTTCAAGGTACTTTGCCGCTTCCTGCTGTGTGTCGAACTCTAAAACCCGGTCAATACACGCCGCAATCACTTTCTTCATCTTATTCACCGCCTTTCTTTTAGTTAAGTTTCCTTAACTTTTTGTGTAAAAAAATATAGGTATAAAGTCTTTGGGAATTTCAAGAAGTTCACAACATTTATCCATTTCCATTTGCGAAAACTCCACACGATTATTCAATTTTGCGGAAAGTGAAACGCTGGAAATCCCAAGTTCTTTAGCAAATGCACTTTGCGTTGTGAACTTCTCTTTGATCTTCCCCCTTAACTTTGAATAATTGAACGACATTTTATCACTCCTTTCTTTGGGTGGGGAAGAAGCTGTTTAGGCTTCTTCCTCAAATTCTACATTGCAATCGCCGCATATAACATGAACTTCCTTTGTTGCCCTGATAATGCACCCGCACACGGGGCAAACATATTTTCGGGAACTCTGCTTTGTTTTAGTTGCACCGGGGATTTTCGGAAGGCTTTTTCTGTGAAGTTCAAACTTCTTATCCTGCATCCCGGCAACAAAGGCTTTTGCTTCATCATTCAGGCTTGTTTTAGTCCAGCCGTATTTTGCATCCTTTTCAACCGTCAAGCCGTGCTGTTCAGCCGCTTCTTTATATTTCTTATTGTGGTATGTGCCGCCCCTGCTTGTGTCCTGAACCCCAATTTGCAGATTGTAAAGGTGAACCATTTCATGTAAGAGGGTTTCCGCAACCTGTTCAAAAGGTCTTGCAAGGTGTTCCGCACAAATATTGATTTCATAGAAGCCATCATCTTTCTTCATTGCTTCAAGTGCTTCTTTTGTCAGGGTTGCAAGGTCAGCAACCTTTTTCTGTTCGCCAACGCTCCACGCCTTCCAAGCGGTACACCACCCATAAGCACCTTTTGTTGTGTCCGGGCTTACCGTGATAACAGGGGCTTGAAGTTCACCGTTATAGAACTTTTCATTGAACTTTGAAAATAAATTTTCAAGTTTTTCAATCACGGGTTTCAAACTTGTTTCTTTCATATCTGCTACCGCCTTTCTTAATTATCGAATACAACCCGAACCGTTCTATATTCAAGCTGTCGTTTCCAATCGTCAAAGCCGAAGGTGTGTTCTTTGCACTCCCATTTAAGATTTACCCCGTCTGTACTTTCGGCAAGCTGTTTCAGGTAATCTTCAATTCGGTTCAAATTTCCCCTGTTCCATTGAAGCGTTCCTTCATCACATTTGCCCTCTTTCATCTTTGAGTAATTCAGGGCAACCAACTCTGAATATTCGTTGAAGTCCTTAACCAACTTCATAATAAAATCTTTCATAATCACTTCATCCTTTCATTTTGCTTGCCGTTGCAGCGGCTTTGTTCGTTGTTGTTTGGTTAAGTTTCCTTAACTCTGAATATAGTATAGCATCCTTAACCTGATTTGTCAAGGGCTTTTTTAAGAAAACTTAACTTTTTTTTCAAAACCACTTGAAATTTCCTTAACTTTGCTTTATAATATAAGAAGTAGAAAGGAAGGTGATCCCCTTGTCAAGTACATTTAGAAAAAGGCTGATTGAAGCTATGCAAATTCGGAATATGACACAAGCCGACCTTGTAAAAGCTACCGGATTATCTAAACCAAGAATCAGCCAATATGTAAATGGTACTTATGAAGCAAAACAGCAAGCCCTTTATGCTTTAGCAGAAGCACTGAATGTAAATATTTCATGGTTAATGGGAAATGATGTTCCAATGGAAATTGACTATGAAAAATTGCATCAGGAAGTAAATGCCTGTGAACTTATCGAAAAGGCATACGGGAAGGAAGCCTTTGAACTTATCCGGTCATATCTTGAATTAGATCAAATTGACCGTGAAAAATTCATGGAAGCTATTTCTATGTATTCCCAATTAGATGTTTACGATAGAGGAAGCATAATCGAAAGAATGAAGATTCTGCTTGAACAGGAAAAATATTCTATTCAAAAAGAATCATCAAACGGGAAGGCAATGTAATTTATGTAGATTTCAAACCTTCAACATAAATTCAAGGTACATCCAAGTTTTTATTCAAGTTGAATAGTGCTGTGAAATAGCGGTTCTTCAAGTCATTCAAGTTAAAACCTCTTTTATAATGATTGAAGAAAAAATCACTGTAAAATTACAGTGTTGTTCAAAATATAAAAGTAATAGAAACAACAAGTTGAAGTTGAATAAGTTGAAGGTTTGAAAAGTTAATTTCAAATTCAGGAAGGAAGTTTGTCATGTTTGGTAAGAAAAAGCAAAGTTTTGAAGGGGTTACTGTTTATACGGCGTTTCACCATATCAACGGTTTACCCATTGCCGAAAACCTTTTATGTGAAGTGTTTTCATACCCGGATAGAATTGAATTCAAAGCCGGAACAACAAATATCAAATTAGCACGGGAAAAAATTACTGATACGTGCCTTAAATTTGATACAGAAATCCAAAATCAGGCTGTTTCAAGTGTGGGCGGGGCAATCGCCGGGGGTGTAATGTTTGGAACTTTGGGTGCAATAATCGGGGGAAGGACAAAAAACAAAAAGGTAAAAACCACCACCCAATACTTGATTATCACTTACACGGGGGAACAAGGTGATTTGAAATATATCGGTTTTGATATAAAGAACAACCCCCCTTCTGCTGCAAAGCTGGTTAAAGAATTCAGGGAATTAAACACAAATTCAGGGGTTCAAATTGAACTTTGAAAACAAAAAATTCCCCCGTCAGTGCTGCAACACCAACGGGGGATAGCGACCATAAATCAGGATGAAGTGATTTAGGCGGTCTGTCTATATTATATCACTTCACGCCTGATTTTTCAAGATAGGCGGTGAAGTTATGAAAAATCCTAATGGATATGGAACAGTAACGAAGCTGTCAGGGAACAGGCGAAAGCCCTATATCGTGAAGGAAGGTGTGTCAGGAAGGCAAAAACCCATAGGTTACGCCGCCACACGGGAAGAAGGCTTGATAATGCTTGCCAATTACAACAATGATCCGTGGGATATTGAAACGGAAAAAATCACTTTTCAAGAACTCTATGAACTGTGGCTTGAAAAGCGGGCTGTGAAATTGGGTGATTCAAACAGAAGTTCCCTGAAATCTGCATATAAACATTGTTCCAAGCTGAAAAAATTGAAGTATAAGCAAATCAAATCATACCAAATGCAAGATTGCATTGATAGCTGCGGCTGTGGGTACTCCACACAAGGGGCAATCAAAAACCTTTTCGGGCATCTTGACCGTTTCGCAATGGAACTTGATATAATTTCAAAATGCTGTTCTGATCTGCTCACCTCTGAACCTATACCGGAAACAAGCAAGGAAATTTTCACGGATGAAGAAGTTTCCCGGCTGTGGGAAAATCAAAATTTCCCGTGGGCTGATTCAGTCCTGTTCTTCCTTTACACGGGGTTCAGGATTTCAGAAATGATTGAACTGAAAGTTTCCACCATTGATTTTGAAGTGGGTACAATGCAAGGTGGAAAGAAAACAGCGGCGGGAAAGAACAGGCTTGTTCCCATTCATTCAAAAATTCAATCCATTGTTCAAAAGCGGGTTGAACAGTCCAAAAGCGGCTATCTATTTGAGTACAACGGGAAGAAGCTGAACCAAACCCAATATAGGGCTTTGTGGGCTGAAATTATGGGGAAGCTGGAAATGCAGCACACCCCGCATGAGTGCCGCCACACATTCAGAAGCCGCCTTGATTCAGCCGGGGCAAACAAGGTTTGCATTGATCGGATCATGGGGCATAAGTCCAAAGGCACGGGTGAACGGGTTTACACCCATAAAAATATAGAAGAACTCAAAATGAACATTGAACTAATAACGAATTAGTAACAAAAATAGCGGCAACCCCAGAAAAATCAAGGGTTGCCGCCTTTTCTGTGCATATTATACCATAACACAGCGAAAATTACCATAAAAACACC